TTTTGACCCGATGACAGCGTGTCGTTTTGAACCAATGGATCGTATCATTTTGCGCCCATCCATCAGGTCACTTTGACCCGATGGAGAAGTGCATTTTGACCTGATGGATTCGTTCACTTTGACCTCTTCTAAAAGCTCACTTTCATAGTTGATCGTGTAGAAGTTGGTCATGTCACGCTTCGATTTATTGAGTTGCTCGCGACGCAAAACCCCAAGTGATTTCAGGCTTGCAAATGTGCGTTTCAGAGTGGACTCTGACCAGAACGGAAACTGCTCCAGCCACTGTTCTGTCGTGTTATAAACCCAGCGAATTCCGCCATGCTCAGTGCCTGAATTCGTTTCATTCAGCCAGTAATGAAGCTGCTGCAACACAATTGCCTCATTCAGACCAATACGGCATGCAAGATCACGATTTATCACAATGGGCTGGGATGTCATTAACAGGCTCATGACCGACCTCTATTTCCCTGAATTTACGACGAAACTGTTCGAGCGGACTGAAGCATTCATGTTCATAGCCTTCACGGAGGTAGATAACCCGTTGTGTTTCCGGCTCCCAACGAATGACTCTGACGGGCACTCCGTAGTGATCTTTGAACCAGCGGTTAACTTGTCGCAAAGGACTGTCTCCTTCTGCCGGTTGAAATCACCCACAGCCCACTCTGCAAAGCTGTGGGTTACAATTTCCCTGTCACCTGGTACATTCACTGCATAGCAATACTCCACCTTCGCTTTTCCACCCGGTACAGGAAGCGCAATCAGTTGCGAGCGACGGTAGTGTGTTGTTAAACTGTTCATGCGTTAGTTTCTCCACAGTCACGACACGCCACGGCGCCCGGAGCTGCACACTCGCGGGCGTTACTCTCTTCTGGAGCGCAAAAGATTTTGTAGACCAGTGCTGCATGCTCCTGGAGCTTCGAAATTGACAGATACAACTCATCATTAATTGCTGTCTGCTCGTGTGGCTCCACTACCCCATCTTCGATTGCCGAACGAATCTGCTTTGAGTAACTCCCGATCTGTTCGATGACTTCCAGCAGGCGCTGGTTTATATCGGCGTTGTCCACATCCTCGACGTCAGGAAGAGACACAAAGACGCCATTTGCAGACTGCGCCACAGCGTCAGCAATGAAGTGAGTTCCACCAGCACGTTGCAAAATCATTGCCCATCCCAGCGGGAAAATCTGATCGCCATCGGCACGAAGGCGGTTAAATAATGCGTTCTCTGTTACATCCAGCCAGTCAGCTGCTTCAGCGTAACCACCCGGCAACGTTGCGATAGTTTTTCTGACAGCTTTCACGTACCACTCAGGCTGTTTTTCTACTTTCCAGTGATGCTTACCCACGGCTATCTCCTTAAAACTGTGGTTACTTTCCATCTGATAAGTCTTTAATCTTTTGAAAAATATCTGGACGTAATTTTTCTTTTGATACGCCAGTGGTCATTTCAATAAATATCGAGAGCTTTGCAGGGGGACGCTTTTCTCTGTTCAACCAGTTCCAGACATGTTGTTGCTTTACTAAACGACCACTGCTGGCTGTGAGCTTCCGAGCCAATTCTGATTGACCACCAGCCAGAGCGATTGCCTCTGATAAGGCTAATTGCTCAGGTGTCATAGCTTTCTCCTATCTGTAAGTAGTAAAGTTGTTGATAACTTCGATTATACAACTACAACAACTTTTATCACAACTTTTAGATGTTGGAAAGCTAAAACATAAAGTTGTAACCTCAATAAAAACGAGGGGGATATGTTGTGAAAACATTGGCAGAAAGACTAAAAAGCGAAAGAGAAAAAGCAGGAATGAGTCAGGCGCAACTAGCTGAAAAAATTGGGCTTTCACAACAATCCGTAGCGAAAATCGAGAATGGAGAAACTCAACAGCCTCGGAAAATTAAAGAGATTGCTAAAGTGTTAGGGGTTTCTCAAAAGTGGTTGCAATTGGGAATTGAGGATAACGCGTCTTTCCCAGACCTTGTTGTAAAGGAGGCTGAAAGTACAGCATTAGATCCTGACATTTTTGCAAACATTCCAGTCCTAGATGTCGAGTTATCAGCGGGTAATGGATGTTTGGCTGAAATAGTTGAATCAACTGTAGACTGGTTCCCGCTAAGAAGGATTGATTTAAGAAAAGCTGGTGTATGTGTCTCCAATGCAAAGATCGTAAAAATTTGGGGCAATAGTTTACTACCTGTACTTAACAATGGAGATTTTGTTGCTGTTGATGTTTCCCAAACGGTTCCTATTCGTGATGGGGATCTTTATGCCATACGTGATGGCGTATTACTTAGAGTTAAAATATTGATCAATTTACCTGACGGTGGTCTGATTCTAAGAAGTTTCAATAAAGATGAGTATCCAGATGAAATACTCACCTTCGAAGATAGGCGTTCCAGAATTCACGTTATAGGTAGAGTATTCTGGTCATCGCGCACTTGGTAATGCATCAAAAAACCTTCCTTCAGAAATTTAGTTACCATTATTACCCGCCTTTTCAATCTTCCTCCCGTGATTTGAGAGTTTCCAATCACGGAAGGAAAGTGTCCCTTGTGTAATTAAAAGCGCATCGTCCATACAACCTCCTTTTTTGATAACCCTTGCCCTCATTTCACATCCGTCAAAACCACATAAAGTTGTTGACAACAACCAAAACAACAACTAGATTACAACTTAAAGATGTTGCAGTAACGAACAGGCAGGACGCCCACGAAGTAGCCGCCGGTGGCGTATGAATGACCGGATGATTCGTTAAATACTATGTGTAAGAGAGCACAAATGAACAGTTATTTCACATGCTCGTTTTGTGGCGCAAACGAGCTGCAGGCAAAAAAAATCATCGCCAAAGGCGGAAAAGATGAAGTTGCTATCTGCTCTGAGTGCGTAGTCTTGTGTGTCGGGGTATTAATCAATATCAGCACAACTATTCGGTTCACACCAAATGAGAATGCGCCTTTAGATACGCTGAAATCTGGAGGTTAAAGAACAAAATGAAAGTCCAGATTTTAAACAATAACTGTGAAGTCGTTTGGGCGTAAAACATGACCGCGCGTAGACCAAGGGAGGAAAAAGTGGGAATAGTTAGAACTCAAGCAGATATATTGAAAATCAGCTCTGAATTGCTTGGAGTTTTGAAAAGTGAGCTCACCGCACATGGCATCGAGCCCACTGACGAAAATTTAAGTTGGGTTTTGTCGATTATTCAACAATCACTCAAGCCCAGCCTCAGCAAACTTTTTATCGAGTAGTGCTTCGAACTATCGTAAAGCTTGCTTATGTCGTCTATCGGGTTTTCTGACGTACTGTAATTTTTATCTGATGTCATGGCAGCAGTCTGATATGCAGTGCGAGTCTTAACCGATAGTTGGAATAAATAAAGAATTTTTCTTCTTTGGTCATAACTATTTCCTTCTTGGCTATATGAAAACACCAAGATACCACCGAGCCTGAAGTGGTGAAAAGACAGGCACATAACAGCTAAGTATTTTCAACCAAAGAGAATCCTTAGCGTTGTGGTGAATGCGGCTCAGCGCACGCGGGTTAAGGTTGAGGCTGACAGTCGACCTTCTGTGGATACCCACCCGCCTGGTGTGCAACCTTCGCCAGGCACCGGGAGGCACCCGGCACCACAACTTTATGCTGTGTGTAGTCCTGGCGGTATCAGCTTGTATCCTTGCTTCCGGCTGGTACCGTCCTTTTTACAAAACAGAGAAGAGCATCACCGGACGACGGGCTCATAACCCAATCCATCCGGGCGGCTGCCACCGCAGGTGTTCTTCTCTGTTTTGTGGAGAAACCAACCGACCTTGCAGGGTCGATATGATGAGGAGCAGCAAAATGGCTAGCGAACGCAGTACTGATGTGCAGGCATTTATCGGGGAGCTGGACGGCGGCGTATTTGAAACCAAAATCGGCGCAGTTCTCAGTGAAGTCGCTTCCGGTGTGATGAACACGAAAACCAAAGGTAAGGTCTCGCTCAACCTGGAAATCGAACCGTTTGATGAGAACCGTGTGAAAATAAAACACAAACTCTCATATGTTCGCCCGACTAACCGCGGGAAAATTTCCGAAGAAGACACCACCGAAACGCCGATGTATGTCAATCGCGGTGGTCGCCTGACTATTCTGCAGGAAGACCAGGGACAATTACTGACTCTTGCCGGTGAACCTGACGGAAAACTCCGCGCAGCAGGTCATTAATATCGTTCTTAATTAACTGATTATTTATCTCATCACTGAATATCTTTATATAGTGAGGACTTATTATGTCTCAGAACTTAGACGCAACCGCAATTAATCAAATCCATGCCCTTATTTCTGCTCAGGGTGTTAATGAAATTATCAGTAAGATTGGTGCCGATGCTGTGGCATTGCCTGAGAATTTCCGCATTCATGATCTGGAAAAATTTAATTTAAATCGCTTCCGTTTCCGTGGTGCGCTTTCCACTGCCAGCATCGATGACTTTACCCGTTATTCTAAAGATCTTGCAGATGAAGGCACCCGCTGCTTTATCGATGCTGATAATATGCGAGCCGTCAGTGTGCTTAACCTGGGTACTATTGATGAACCAGGTCACGCAGATAACACCGCCACCCTCAAACTGAAAAAGACAGCACCGTTTTCTGCTCTGTTGTCTGTTAATGGCGAGCGTAACTCCCAGAAGTCACTGGCAGAATGGATTGAAGACTGGGCCGACTACCTTGTGGGCTTTGATGCTAATGGTGACACCATTCAGGCAACCAAAGCGGCTGCGGCAGTCCGTAAAATCACAATTGAAGCAAACCAGACCGCTGATTTTGAAGACAATGACTTCAGCGGCAAACGCTCCCTGATGGAGTCTGTCGAAGCGAAAACCAAAGACATTATGCCAGTGGCATTTGAATTTAAATGCGTTCCGTTTGAAGGCCTGAAAGAACGTCCGTTTAAATTACGCCTCAGCATTATCACTGGCGATCGTCCTGTACTGGTTCTGCGCATTATTCAGCTGGAAGCGATGCAGGAAGAAATGGCTAACGAATTTCGTGATCTGCTTGTTGAGAAATTCAAAGACAGCAAAGTAGAAACCTTTATTGGTACTTTCACCGCCTGATTTCATTACTGCAAATGCCCCTGCGGGGGCATTTATGGAAACGTAATTAACTCAATAATCACCGGATGGTGAGAGCTTCCTTTTAGCAGAATTCAGCGCGGTGCAGCGCATATAAAGTGGAGAACGAAATGTCATTTATTAAAACTTTTTCCGGGAAGCATTTTTATTATGACAAGATAAATAAAGACGACATCGTGATTAACGATATCGCAGTTTCCCTTTCAAATATCTGTCGCTTTGCAGGACATCTTTCACACTTCTACAGTGTCGCCCAGCATGCGGTGCTTTGCAGCCAGCTGGTGCCGCAGGAATTTGCTTTTGAAGCGTTAATGCATGATGCAACAGAAGCATATTGCCAGGACATCCCCGCGCCACTGAAACGACTTCTTCCTGACTATAAACGGATGGAAGAAAAAATAGACGCCGTAATCCGTGAGAAATACGGGTTACCTCCTGTTATGAGCACGCCAGTGAAATATGCCGATCTCATTATGCTGGCAACCGAACGCCGCGATCTCGGGCTTGATGATGGCTCTTTCTGGCCTGTACTGGAAGGCATCCCGGCAACAGAGATGTTCAAAGTTATTCCACTGTCACCAGGCCATGCCTACGGGATGTTTATGGAACGTTTTAACGAGTTATCGGAGTTACGCAAATGCGCATGAATGTTTTCGAAATGGAAGGGTTTCTTCACGGGAGATGTGTACCGCGAGATCTGAAAGTGAACGAAACAAACGCTGAGTACCTGGTGCGTAAATTTGCTGAAGCTGAGTCCAAGTGCGCGGCGCTGGCGGCGGAGAATGCGGGGCTGAAGTCTGGCGCTATGGACGAAATCAAGGTTATCAACCGTGGAGGGCAGGCATATTGCGTAAAAGATGGAGTGCAAGTCAATCCCATGTATGCAAGAGGGTGGAATGACTATCGCGCAAAGTCTCTGCAATCAGACACCCCAGCCACCGATGCTTTCCTGGCTGAAGTACGGGCGCAGGGCGTGGATGCTGCTATAGAAGCTGCAAAAAATCTGGTGGCCCAAGAATATGAGTATAAGGATTTCAAAGCGGCACAGAGTGATTGCTGTATGCACCCTGGTTCAGACCGGGTAGGGAAGGTTGAAATGACTGAGTGGTTAGTTGACTTTGCTGCCCAGCTTCGCAAAGGAGGCAACCAGTGACTGGACATGCAGCAATCCTCGACATGTGTTGTGGCAGTCGCATGTTCTGGTTCGATAAGAATGACGACCGGGCGATATTTAGCGATATCAGAAAGGAAGAGCACACATTATGTGATGGACGACGGCTGATAATTAGCCCTGACCTGATAGCAGATTTTCGTGCATTACCATTTGCAGACGCATCGTTTCCGGTTGTTGTATTCGACCCTCCGCATCTTGAGCGTGTTGGTGATAACGCCTGGATGGGAAAGAAATATGGACGACTGAATAAAGATACCTGGCGTGATGATTTGCGGCAGGGGTTTAAAGAAGCCTTTCGGGTGTTGTGGCCACACGGCGTTCTGATTTTTAAATGGAATGAAACGCAAATACCTGTTCGCCAGATATTGGCACTGACCGACAGAAAGCCTGTTATCGGTCAACGAACAGGAAAGGGTGACAAGACCCACTGGATTATTTTTATGAAGGAGGGCAACCAGTGAGCAAGATTGACTATCAGGCACTGCGTGAGGCGGCAGAGCGTGCAATTCCGGCAATGGAACGCCTGTTAATGTTGCCAGTTGATGATGATCTGATAAGCGAACAGGAACTTAAAGATTACGGTGTGGATATTGATGCGCTCAACGCCTTCAAATTTCTGACCGGACCAGAAACCGTGCTGGCGCTGCTGGATGAACGGGAAAGAAACCAGCAACACATCAAATCACGCTACCAGGAGAACGAGGATATTGCGCTAACGGTTGGGAGGCTGCTAATCGAAAACGGCCAGCTTGTTGCCGATACGCTACGCCACTTATCTGATAACGAAATCGACTCTGATTATTTTGCTATCACCTCAACGAATGAGAACGGTACTGAAATTGATCATGAGATGGCTATTACCGATTACGCACTGCAAGCTGCCGGAACTGTAGACGAATTGGTTGCAGCGCTGGAATCCGCAGAGAAGCGTATTGCTGAACTGGAAGCGCGGGAAGTTCAATTACCGACTCGCTACGACCTTCGATATGGACACCCGATAAATGCAGATGAGCTACATGTCATGATACCTAAAGAAAATGGCAGTTGGCTTTACCTGATTGACCTAGAACACGCATTACGCGTCGCTGACATTCGCATCAAAGGAGAGTGATATGGCGCTAACACACCGCGAACTCTGTCAGATTGCGTACAAGTTCCTTAAGCGCAACGGGTTCAAGGTTTGTTTTCATGACCGCTTTATAGCTGTAACCAGTACCGGAGAACAGCCAGATGCTATGGGATTCAGAAATTCAGCATCATGCCTGATAGAGGCGAAGTGTTCTCGTGCTGACTTGTTGGCAGATAGAAAAAAGCGTTTTCGTAAAAATCCGTCTCTTGGAATGGGCGACTGGCGATTCTTTATTAGTGAGCCGGGAATTATTTCAATTGAGGATTTACCACCTGGCTGGGGATTACTTCACGTTGTTAACGGAAGAGTACGGAAAGTACATGGGTGGCCCAAGGGTAATTGCTGTTGGGGTAATCCTGACGATAAGCCATTTACTGGAAATAAGCAGGTTGAATGCGATTACATGTTATCTGCATTAAGGCGCATGGAGTTGAGAGGGCACCTTAATGAAATATATGACGGTGTAATTGTTAATAAGAAAGAAGGAAACGCGGCATGATCACTATTACCAAAGAGCGACTACTGACAATCAAGCAGTGGCGCGAAACATACGGACCTGATAGCAACGTTGTACTGCCAGCAGAAGAAGCGGAAGAACTGGCGCGGATTGCGCTGGCATCGCTGGAAGCAGAACCGGTGGCATGGCTGCATTCAGACAATGGCTTAGGTATTCCGGCAATAACACGGAGTAAAAACGTTGCTGACAGTTGGTTATCAAAGGGTTGGTATGTTCAGCCGCTATATATAGCTCAGCCAGTACACGTGCCGGAGGAAATGAATCTGGCACGCGCACAGAAAGATGTGGGTTTTAATCGATATATCATGGCTGGGTATGTTGATGGCTGGAACGCCTGCCGCGCTGCCATGCTTCAGAGCCAAGGTGGAGGCAACCAATGAGCAATTATCTGTACTGGTCTGGCTTAGTGGCTAACATCGCGCTCATGTTGTTCGTGGCTCTTTGCATCTGGGTTTGGTTTATCTGGCCTTTTGTAGAAGCCATGAGCATAACTCGGTGCTTTATTTGCGCATCAAAGACTTCTGGATGCAAACCAACTGTAAGAGCAATTATCAGAACTTTAAAATACTGGTATCTGGATTTGCTTTTCGGCAGGGGCTGGACGCGAATTAGTAACCGCCAGTTTGAATGGGAAGGCGTCGGTAACTGGCGAATTCACAGCAGCAAAGAAACGCAGGAGGTGAAGTAATGAATAACTTAATGATCGACCTTGAGACGATGGGGAAAAATAAGGATGCACCGATCGTTTCCATTGGCGCGGTGTTCTTCACTCCAGAAACCGGAGACATCGGACAAGAATTCTATACGGTTGTTAGCCTGGAAAGTGCTATGGGGCAAGGAGCTACACCTGACGGCGATACCATCCTGTGGTGGTTGAAACAGAGCTCTGAAGCACGAGCTGCAATCTGTATTGATGATACTTTGTCGATCAGCGATGCACTCTCTGAACTGAGCCATTTCATTAATCAGCATGCAGACAATACAAAATATTTAAAAGTCTGGGGTAACGGGGCCACCTTCGACAACGTAATTTTACGTGGAGCTTACGAGCGAGCAGGACAAATCTGCCCGTGGGCGTACTGGAATGACCACGATGTACGCACGATCGTTACGCTTGGGCGTTCCATCGGATTCGACCCCAAAATGGACATGCCTTTCGATGGCGAACGGCACAACGCCCTGGCTGATGCCCGTCATCAGGCAAAATATGTTTCCGCTATCTGGCAGAAACTAATTCCTGCCACCAGCACAGAATTATGATTTTCCCGGGTGCAGCCGGTTTTGATGGAGAAAATTATGAACACCTTGTTTTTACTGATGGCTGAATTCAATACCCCTAACATTGAACTCTCAGCAGTTAGCCAAAAGTACTTTGGCATGAGTCCAGCCACGGCAGAAGCAAAAGCAAACGCTTGTAAGTTGCCCGTTCCAACATATCGCATCGGCACATCACAAAAAGCAAAACGTTGCATCAATATTCAGGATCTTGCGGAATACATAGACAAAAGACGAGAAGAAGGACGTATCGAGTGGGAACAGGTCAGAACAAGCAAACAGAAGGGCAAAGAACATCACTAAAGAAAAAACCCGCCTAAAGGCGGGTTTTCAAAAAGCACCAGCTATGATCATGCTGCTTTGCGACGACGAAGCTTACCCTGCTGCTCTTTACCAGAGACAGTAGCGTGAGTGAACGCATTAGGAGCAGCCTTCATCAGAACTTCAACAGCAGCACCCATACCTGCGAATGCTTTCATTGTGTCGAACTTAACCTGTGGCTTGGTTGCTTTTTGATCTTTCATAGAAAACTCCCGAGACAGTAAAGGCGTCTCTAACCCTCTCTTTAAAGCTAGCTTGTTTCGCTAACTTATGCCAATCGATCATGTCGATTGGTGACATCGTTTCTTAGTAGTTTAAGCACAAAACGACTGCCATAGATGTACCTTTAAGGTAATCTGGACGGGTATCCTACAATTTGTAGCCCCTTCTCGTCTATACCTACTGAGCAAATTTAAGAAAGATATCCTGCAGCTCATCAATGACTGCAGACATCACATAACCGCACTGTTCCATGCGGAAACCAAAAGACTCGTAATACTGCACCAGTTCTGGTACTGGCTCTACAATGTGGACAACTTTACATTCAACAGCTTTACAAAATATAAAAGCACTCATAAGAGTGAGTAAAACCATGCGCCCTTTCAATGGGTGAGATTCATCTTCTCTAGAAAACCTTTCGATCATATGGATACGAAAGATGTTTTCTTCAACCCCATAAACACAAATTGCTGCTCCTGATGGTATTCCCTGAACCCGACCTTGCTGAACAAGTTTTATGCAGAACTCATACTTTTCTCTGGAGTTGCCATAGGTGCTTAACGCATAGTCCCATTCAAGCTCACCATAGCCACCACACAGAATCTTGTAATCATCATCACTGAGCGGACCAACAGCAAGAGGTAAGCCGACATGATCAATAATCAACTGGATATTGTTACGTACAGATTGACCTATCTCGTCTAGGGTAAGCATCATAGACTCTCAAGCGGAACACTAAAAATCTCATTATATCTCATTCTGATGCCCGGCATGGATTACACCTTGAAATGAAAACACCGGGTTCCCAATAGGCTCCCACAAAGTGTATAACTACTTGTTTTTCAAAAACGATACATCCTATCGAGCATTGGTGCAACGCTAAACCGACCACTCCAGTGAACGTCAGTTTTTTCAGGCATTGCGCTGGTTTGGTTGATTTTTTGCATTTCAGAATTACCGTGCATTTTCAAATGTAGAGATTATTTTATCGATATATCATGGGGTTATGTTATTCAGCATCACTATTCAGGAGGCTCAATAGCGGGGTACTATACCATAACAACAGGAAGCGCCTGTCTCATTGCAAAAGAAAATTGAGATCCTCTCAAGGCATGAAGCTCTCACGAAGTGATGGAAATAATCTTATTAGCCGTTAACTTTGTTAAGGCCAATGATAAACAATCCAGGTTCGACGATAAATAAAAAATCACACATTAAACTCTGGTGATATATCTCCCTGCTAATAGCATTGATAGAGAAAAAAGAACCCAATAAATATTGGGTCCTTTTATATAATGCCTTCCATACTATCGAAGAACTTCACATATTATTTCTCCGATTTAACCCCGAACAAATCATAAATTAATTTAGAAGTGTCTGTAAGTATTTTAATCTCTTCCTTTGAGGTTGGGTCAAACGACTTCGCGAAGCTAATTAATTGTGGTGCAGCATCTCGCATTTTGCTTAAAATATCAGGATCGAGCGTTCCTTCATTCACCAGATGTGACATCTTATCCAGATAGCCATCAAAATTCATTTCTCCCCCATCAGCCAGACGCTTCATCTCTCCCAGGTACTTCTTCATATCACGTTGAGATAATTTTTCAAACTGAGCTTTCAGGTAGCTCTCATTATTTTCATTAATATACACTGTTTCTGATAAATCTGCGTAGGCACTAGAATATGAAAGTGAAATTAACAGCGAAGCAAATAATTTTAAGCTGTTGTCATCATGTTCCTGGCAGGCATTAACAAACGTTAAAAAACCAGAACCTATTGCTTGAAAATGTATATTCGCTAAAGGTTCATTATCCTTAGATTCCTCATAAAATAGCTGAACCGTGGAGGGAAGGTCATTCTTATTTTCTACATCAAAAGTACATTGTTCAATGGGCATTGCATCTTTATTATCCCCAGGATTACATATACTATTAATCGCGAAATGAAAAATAGCCCGGTCAACAACTGATGCAATAAAGTCACGATCGTTTAAATCCTCATCAGTGCAATCGTCAATATACTTATTGACCCACAT